AAAAAAGTAGTACAGATAATCAGTTTAAGAAGCAAGGTAAACGTAAAGCAAGATACAATCTTAAACAACGTAAAGAGCAGTTAAAATATAAAGAAGCGTTTTCGCAAATGAGGAACTATGGCCGTCAGCAAAGGTAAGACAAAGAAAAAGTCAACTGTTAATAAAGCAGGTAACTATACTAAGCCTACAATGCGTAAGAATCTTTTTAATAGAATTAAAGCAGGTAGCAAAGGCGGAAAAGCGGGACAATGGAGTGCTAGAAAAGCACAGATGTTAGCTAAACAATATAAAGCAAAAGGCGGAGGATACAAATGAAAAACAGAAAAAAAATGATGGATGGCGGAATGTATGGTTCTAAACGCAAGAAGATGATGGGTGGTGGAATGTACGGTTCTAAGCGCAAGAAAATGATGGACGGTGGAATTGTTAAGTTTAATTCTATACAAGATATGGAAAAGATGTAATGGCTAAAGGTGTAAAACATTACAAAAAAGACGGTACTGAGTTTAAAGGTAATAGTCACAAGATGCCTAATGGAGAATTACATACCAATAAAACACATACTAAAACAAGCGTTAAACTTTTTCATTTTAAAGATCTTTCTAAAAAAGCAAAAGCAAAAGCTAAAAAGTAATGGCCTTAAAAAAGTCTCAAAAGTCTTTAAAGAAGTGGACAAAGCAAAAGTGGCGCACCGCTAGTGGCAAGAAATCTTCTGAAACTGGTGAAGTCTATGCTCCGTCTGCAAAAATTAAAAAGTTAAAGTCTACTGCAGCAGGTAGAAAGAAACTTGCAGCAGCTAACAAAAAGAAACGTGAAGCTACCAAGAAAGGAAAGCAACACGCTAAACACGGACTACATAAGAAGAAAACTAAGAAAAGGAAAAAGAAGTAATGGCTAAGAAAAAAGATCCTAGACTTGCAAGAGCAGGAGTATCGGGATACAACAAGCCTAAACGCACTCCTAGCCATAAAACTAAATCTCACGTTGTTGTAGCTAAAGTAGGCGATAAAATAAAAACTATACGCTTTGGACAACAAGGAGTCAAAGGAGCAGGTAAGAATCCTAAAAGTAAAAAAGATAAAGCTAGAAAGAAATCTTACTATGCACGACATAACGCACAGGATTCAAATCCTAGCAAACTAAGCGCAAGATATTGGTCACATAAGGTTAAGTGGTGACACTGTTAGCTTCAGATAATTATGTAAGACGTACCTCCTCTACTGTTCCTTTTGGGTATGAGTTGTCTCCTGTAGATGGTTATTTAAAACCTATACCTGAACAGATTAGTATCTTAAAAGAAGTAGCTGAAGCTATACACGCAGGAGAAATTAGTTTAGGTATCGGTGTTGATTGGTTAGAGGCTGAAACAGGTAGATCTATTTCTAGAGCAGGCTTAAAGAAACATACGGATAAAGTATATGGAAGATTGGGAAAGAAATCCTAAAAATTACTTGACAGATGCTCAAGGGAACTATATACTAAAGAAAGACGGAACTCCGAAGAGAAGAAGCGGAAGACCTAAAAATTCTGAGTTATCAGACGTTAGAGCAGCTTTACAAGCGCAAAAGGCTTTAAAGAAAAAGAAATCTAAAGTTACCAAGTTGCGCAGGAACTTACGTAAAGAAGAAAAAAAGTTAGCTCAAACTAAAAAAGTTTTAACTTCTAATGTACTTACTGAAGCAGAAAGTAAAGAATTACCAGATGCAATACAGCAACATTTAGAAGATACAAATTCCTACGTTGAGTTTATGCCCAACGAAGGGCCACAGAAAGATTTTTTAGCTGCACCAGAAAAGGATGTCTTATATGGTGGGGCTGCAGGTGGTGGTAAGAGTTATGCAATGTTAATAGATCCATTGCGCTCTTGTCACAACCCTGTACACAGAGCATTGATACTTAGAAAGTCAATGCCTGAATTAAGAGAATTGATTGATAAGTCGAGGGAGTTATATCCTAAAGCCTTTAAAGGGGCTAAGTTTAAAGAAGTAGAAAAGCTATGGCAGTTTCCTAGCGGAGCTAAAATAGAATTTGGATTCCTTGAACGTGATGCAGATGTCTACCGTTATCAAGGTCAGGCATATAGTTGGATAGGGTTTGATGAGATTACTCATTTACCTACAGAGTTTGGTTGGAACTATCTAGCTTCACGTTTAAGAACAACAGATAAAAACTTACAGACTTATCTTAGATGCACAGCAAACCCAGGTGGAGTTGGTGCGCAATGGGTAAAGAAAAGATATGTAATACCATCAGATTCTAACGCAGCATTTATAGGACACGATGGACTTACAAGAAAATTTATTCCCGCTAGATTACAGGACAATCCTTATCTAGCAGAAGATGGTGAATATGAAAGGATGCTTAACTCGCTTCCTGCTGTACAACGTAAACAGTTACTGGATGGTAATTGGGATATAGCAGAAGGAGCAGCATTTGCGGAGTTTGATCCTGAACATCATATCATAGCTCCATTCGATATACCATCTTGGTGGGAAAGAGTTAAAGGTGTAGACTACGGATATGCCGCAGAAAGTTGTTGTTTGTGGGCTGCCATTGATCCTGAAGACAAGACCATCATAATATATAGAGAACTTTATCAGAAAGGTCTGACAGGAAATGCGTTAGCTGACAAGATAACACAGTTAGAAGAACCAGAAATAAAATCCATTCCTGGTGTACTTGATACAGCAGCTTGGGCTAGAACAGGTTATTCAGGGCCTACTATTGGTGAGATACTTGTCAATAAAGGCCATAAATTAAGAAGGGCTGATAAGAACAGAGTAGCGGGTAAAGTTCAAATACACGAACATTTACGTAAGCGACCTGAAAATAACAGGCCTAGATTACAGATAGTGAATAGTTGCGCTAACCTTATTAGGGAGTTGCAAGGTATTCCACTATCTAAAACTAATTCAGAAGATGTGGATACAAATGCTTCAGACCACGCTTACGATGCTTTACGTTATATGTTAATGAGTCGACCACGAGTAGACCATCCTTATGACAGAAGGTTAAGAATTAGAACGGATACGTATTCACCGTCAGACTCAACATTTGGATATTAATATATGGCAGAAAACGACAACACTTTTTTAAATGCAAACAATATCTATGAAGACGTTGAAGGTGAAACAGGTAAAGTTTTAGATTTAGAAGAAAATCAACAAAGTAATTTAGTTGGTATTATTAAATCTCGTTTCTATCAAGCTGAAGATAAAAGAGATATGGATGAACGTAGATGGCTAAAAGCCTATGAAAACTACAGAGGTCTATATAATAAATCAGTTAAGTTTAGAGAGTCTGAAAAATCTCGCATCTTTGTAAAAGTTACTAAAACAAAAGTACTAGCAGCCTTTGGGCAGTTAGTGGATGTTATGTTTGGTACTGGTAAGTTCCCAATAGGAGTTACAGAAACTAAAGTACCTGAAGGTGAATACGGTCAGGCACATCTTGATACAGCTAATCCAATGCCAGGAATGGAAACTTCTACTCCTGATAATATAGGAAATAGATTAGAAGATGAGCCACAAGAAGAAAACCCTTACGATGTAGGCTATGAAGGTGATGGTAGAACGTTAAAGCCTGGAGCTACTTTTAGTAAAGGTGTCTTTACAGACTCTTTAGAAGATCAAGCTGAAGATATGTTAGTTGAGGGATACAGCCCTGATCCTGCAAAGTTAGATATGAATCCTGCACAGAAAGCTGCAAGACGTATGGAAAAACTTATTCACGATCAAATCGAAGAGTCTAATGGTTCTTCTGAAATTAGAAATGCTTTACTTGAATCTGCTTTGTTAGGTACAGGTTTAGTTAAAGGGCCATTTAATTTTAATAAAAAATTACACAAGTGGGAAGATAACGAAGAAGGTGAACGAGAATATAATCCTTTAGAAGTTAGAGTGCCACGTATAGAGTTTGTAAGTTGTTGGGATTTCTATCCTGATCCTTCTGCTACTAATATGGATGAATGTGAATATGTAATTCATCGTCATAAAATGAATCGCAGTCAGCTTAGACAGTTACGTAATATGCCTTACTTTAATGAAGATGCTATTCGTGATTGTTTACAGATGGGGCCTAACTACGAAGAAAAAGATTTTGAAAGTCAGTTAAAAGATGATGCTAGAGGTAGTGAAGACTATCAAGGGCATTATGAAGTTCTTGAGTATTGGGGCATTATGGATGCTGAATACGCTAGAGAAGTAGGTATAGATTTACCCGACACGATAGATGATTTAGACGAAGTACAAGTTAATGCGTGGGTAACTGGAGATAAATTGCTACGCGCAGTTGTTAATCCTTTTACTCCTTATCGTATTCCTTATCACGCTTTCCCTTATGAAAGAAATCCTTATAACTTCTTTGGTATTGGTGTAGCTGAAAATATGGATGATAGTCAGCAAGTAATGAATGGTCACGCTAGAATGGCTGTAGATAACTTAGCTCTATCAGGCTCTGTAGTCTTTGATATTGATGAGTCTGCCCTTGTAGGTGGACAGTCTATGGAAATATATCCGGGAAAAATATTCCGTAGACAGGCAGGGATGCCTGGACAGGCTATACACGGCTTAAAGTTTCCTAACACATCTAATGAAAATATGATGATGTTTGACAAGTTTAGACAGCTTGCTGATGAGCAAACTGGAATACCTAGTTACAGTCACGGACAAACAGGTGTTCAAAGTATGACAAGAACAGCTTCAGGTATGTCAATGTTATTAGGCGCAGCTAGTTTAAATATTAAAACAGTTGTTAAAAACTTAGATGACTTCTTATTGAAGCCATTAGGTGAAGCTTACTTTCAATGGAATATGCAGTTCTTTGAGGGGGATATGGATGTTAAAGGCGATTTAGAAATTAAAGCCTCTGGAACAAATAGCTTGATGCAAAAAGAAGTAAGAAGTCAAAGATTGACTATGTTCTTACAAACTGCACAAAGTCCTGCTATTGCTCCTTTTGTTAAGATCTCTAAGTTAATAAGTGAACTAGCCTATAGCTTAGATTTAGATCCTGATGAGATACTCAATGATCCTGAAGAAGCAGCTATTATGGCACAAATAATAGGTATGCAAAATGCTGGACAAGAAACAGGCACAGAGACTCAACCCACTGGTCAACAGCCCCCAATGGCTGGCGATGGAGGATTACCTCAGTCACCTCAAGAACTTGGAGCTACAGGTACTGGCGGTGGCAACATCGGAACTGGAAATATTCCGCAGCCAGGGGAGGATCAGTTCTCTGGAACGGTTGCTCCAACTCCCCCAATCAGTTAAACAAATAATTAAAGAGAATCGCTAATGAAACAAAACGGCTCAATGAAAGAACAAATGGAAGGCATTGCGATTGCTATTACCCCTGTCAAAATTAAAAAAGAAAAAAGAAAAAAGAAAGCTAAAGGTGGTAAAGCAAATAAAGGTATTGAAGCATTAAGAAAAGAAGCTCCAGAAGTTGTAGCTCGAATGGGCTATGGATTAGGAGGACTTGCTAGTAAATTAGCTAAAACTCTTTTTAAAACAGGTAAAGGTAAAGAAGTTAAAATTAAAAAATTAACTCAAAAAGAACTAGAAGCCGATTTAAAAAGTTTAGAACGTGAACAAAACAGGTTAATGGCTTTAGAACAATCTTCTCCTGAAGGATTAAAAGGGCCTGAATTAGATTTTTCATATGAAGTTGATGATTTAGCGGAAGATACATTAAGAAGATTACAAAGAGATTATCCTGAAAGTAAAACACTTAAAGATTATTTAAAAAATGAAGACAGTGCATTAGAAAGTTCTTATCAAAATAGTTATGAAAAAAGTGCAGAAAAAGCTTTTCTAAATGAACCCTATGATTATATGGGAACTAAAGATCCAACTCCTTCTTTTTTTGATAAAGACGAAGCTACTATAAATAGAATTGAAAAACGAAAAGGTTGGAGAAAAAAATCAAACGAGGAATTAAGCGAAGAACGTCTTAAACAAGCAGAACAAGATGCTGAAGAAGGTTTTAATTATAGAGAACCCGATGATAACGTACCTTTTGCAGAAGGTGGAGATGTAGATGCTCAAATGGCTATGATGATGCCAATGGAAGAATCAATGCCTGCTGAAGCAGAACCAGATATGATTCCTGACGAGCAAATGGAAGATGAATACTTAGACTTCATAATCTCACAGTCTTTATCTTCTGAAGAAGAAATGGAATTAATGAATAAATTAGAAGCTGATCCAGAGTTAAGCGTAATGTTTGACAAGCTTATGGATACAGCTACAGAATTTTCAGGCTCTGGCCCAGTTGATGGCCCAGGATCTGAAGTCTCCGATTCGATACCCGCAAGGTTGTCGGATGGTGAGTTTGTCTTTACAGCAAAAGCTACAGAGCAATTAGGCGCGGATAGATTACAAAGTATGATGGAAGATGCCGAGGCTGAAGCAGATGCTACAAGACAACAAAGCGCAGAAGGTGGTGAAATAGAAGAAACTAAAGTTGATAGATTTGGAAAGCCTGTTGATGAAGACATAGCTGAAGATGAAATCAAAAAAGGAATGATGTCTGTTAATCCACGTATGCAATAACGATAGAGCTACCTTAGAAGTTTAAGCCCTCTATCACAATAATAACCGAAAGGCTACCTTGACAAAAACAAACCCTGCACTGTCGACATTTGCAGCTACTTTGTTTAGAAAGCCCCTAGTAGGAGTAAGAAGATGGCAACACAAGCGAAAGAAGAAAACCCTTATAACGCTAATAAAGATTGGCATAACAAGAAAGATAAACCGTTTGTATCTGCTGATGGTGCTTTTTTTGAAGAACCTCAACCACAAGTTGAAACTTCAGAAGAACCTAAGCAAAGTAAAAAGGAAACTAAAAATAAACCTGATTACAAAAAAAGATATGATGATTTAAAATCACACTACGATTCTAAACTTAATGAGTTTAAATCTAGAGAACAAGAACTTCTAGAACAGGCAACTAAAAATATGCCTGAATATAAAGCTCCAAAGTCTCCAGAGGAACTAGAAAAGTTTAGAGAACAATATCCAGATGTTTATGAAGTAGTTGAGACTGTAGCACATATGCAAAGTTCTGAAAGAACTAAAACTCTAGAAGAACGATTAGCAGCTTTACAAGAACGTGAAACAGAATTAGTTACTAAGCAAGCAAACGATAGGTTGTTACAGAACCATCCTGATTTTGAAGAACTTAAAAACAGCGATGAGTTTCATAGTTGGGCAAAAGCACAACCACAATCTATTCAAGATTGGATATATAAAAACGCTAGTGATGGAGATCTTGCAAGTCGCGCTTTAGATTTATATAAACGTGATATGGGATTAGATTCTAAAGCTAAGAAGCCAGCTTCAGCTAAGTCCAAAAAATCTGCTGCTGATATGGTATCAACCAAAACAACTGCGGTTGAGCCTAAGCAAGATAGAATTTGGACTGAAAGGGAAATCGCTAAAATGTCTATACAGGAATTTGACAAGTACGAAGAAGAAATCGGACGAGCAATTCACGAAGGCAGGATAGCAAAATAAACTAACTTTTAATTTGATAAAATAATGGAGAAGTAAAATGGCTTATAACCAATCAGATCAGTTCTTTGAACCAAGTACTGATACTAACGCTAACTTTGCGAACTCCGTCAGTGGTCAAAATAATTCGTTTTTCCTTCCCGCAGTCTACTCTAAAAAGGTTCTTAACTTCTTTAGAAAGGCTTCGGTTGTAGAAGCGATCACCAACACAGATTATGCTGGTGAGATTGCCGCTTTCGGAGATTCCGTAAAGATTATAAAAGAACCTGAAATCACTGTGTACCAGTACGAACGTGGTGCAGACGTTACAGCTACTAAATTAACTGACCAAGAGTTGACTCTTGTAGTTGATACAGCTAACGCATTTAAATTCATCGTTGATGATATTGAAACTTCAATGTCTCACGTGAACTTTAAAGAAGTTGCTAGTTCATCTGCAGCATATGCTCTTCGTGATGCTTATGATGAAGGTGTAATTGCTACTATGTTCGCAGGTGTTTCTGCATCAAGTCCTAACCATATCCTTGGTTCTGACAACGCTACTGATTTAGCTGCAGGCACATTTGATGGAACTGGTAATCTTGACATCGGTTTTGCTTCAAGTGAACACGATCCTATTGACGTATTGTCACATATGGCTCGTTTGCTTGACGAACAGAACATTCCAGAAGAAGGTCGATGGTTCTTAGCATCACCTGATTTCTACGAAGTTCTTGCGAGTTCATCGTCAAAACTTTTGTCTGTTGATTATAACGCAGGTCAAGGTTCTATTAGAAATGGTCTAGTCTCAAGTGGGAAACTACGTGGATTCGATATGTACAAGTCAAACAACATTGCAAGCACAACTAATGCTGCTGGTAAATGTATTGCTGGTCATATGTCATCTACAGCTACTGCTCAGACGATTACAAGTACTGAAGTATTGCGTGATCCTGATTCATTCGGTGACATTGTACGAGGACTCCACGTTTATGGATCCAAAGTACTCCGTGCTGATGCATTAGTTTCTGCTTTCTATGGTATTGACTAAATAGATTTGGGAGGTGTAAAAGCCTCCCTTTCTTTTTTAGAGTACAAATTTTATTTTAAACGCAAACAAGGAGACATAATATGTCAAACCCAGTATTCAAAGTACGTGATACAGGGCGCAACTCAGCTCGAACAGTCGATGTTGGGCAAATTGCTGACAATATTTGCAACTCGTGGACTTCAGCTACTACAGGAACTATTGCAGTTACTGCTAACGCTACTTACGATGTTTCATTTACACAACCCGCTGATACTATTATCAGAAATCTTATTGCCATTCCAGCAGGTAACATTGTTACAGCAGGAGCTTCAGGTGATGATGTTGATTTTGATTTAGGTACTGCAGCAGGTGGTGGTCAAATTATTGATGAAAAAGCTATCTTAGACGATGGTGGATCAGCAGTAACTTGGACAGCAAACGCACCTTTGTATATTATTCAAAACTCACACGGACACGCAGCTAACGCTTTTGTAGGTACAGGAGTAACAGCAGGTGTAGTCGGTGGCCCCGCAACTTCAGAAGCTATTGTTATAGCATCTACTTTGTATAGTGCTGCTGCTCGTACACTTCACGCTCGTCTTAAGCCACTAGCAAACGATCTTGCTACGGCAGCTACAACAGTTACTTACTTAGTAGAGTTTTTACATCTTGGCTCAACCCCTGATTAAAAATGCCACAGTTAGGTAATGACAAAAATCCTATGATCCTAAATGGCTCTAGTAAGCCTAAAAGCACTAGAGTCTTAGGATTGTTAGGTAGCGCATATTCTGGCGAAGCAAAGCAGAAATACGCTGATAACTATGATCGTATATTTGGTAAAAAGAAAAAGGGTAAGTAATGGCTACAACGTATATGACATTAACAAATGAAGTTCTTAGAGAGCTTAACGAAGTTCAATTAACTTCTGCAAACTTTTCAGATGCTGTAGGAATACAGGCATTTGTAAAAGAATCCATTAATAAATCATTAAACGATATAGCTAATGAAGAACCACAATTACCTTTCTTTTCTGCAGGAGTTAGTGGCGGTACAGATCCATTTTACGGTAATGTTACAGTAGCATCAGTAGCAGGACAGCGTTGGTATACTCTCAAAGCAGATAGTTCTAGTATTACTACAGACTATTCTTCTATAGATTGGGATGATTTTTATATAACTACAATTAGTGTGTCAGGCGAATCTGCACCTTTTGTATCTAAAGGTTTAAAGTTTATATCTCTTTCAGATTGGACAAGGTATTTAAGAGATTCAGAAAATGCAGACGATGCTGATTCACAAAACTATGGAGAGCCTAAGTACGTAATTCGTAGTCCAGATCATCGTAAGTTTGGTCTTAGTCCTATACCAGATAAAGTATATAATGTACATTTCTATGCGTTCAGCGCACCTACAGAGCTTTCTGCACACGGAGATGCTATAGTCTTTCCAGATCAGTATGCTTCTGTTATCACAGCAAGAACACGATATTATGTACATCAGTTTAAAGAAAGTTTACAACAGGCAGCTTTTGCGTTAGATGATTATAAGAAAGGTATAAAAAGAATGAAATCTAATCTTATTAATCCACAACCTAAAGATATGTCAGACGATAGGATTTATTTCTAATGGCAGCTTCGCAACCCTTTTCAGTTGCGTTGCAAGGCGGTTTAGATAAGTCTAGTAATTCATTAGAGCTTTTACAAACTCCGGGAAAAGCAACAAGATTAAAAAATTTTGAAGTCTCTACAAAAGGTGGGTATAGGCGTATTAATGGCTATACACAGCTAGGTGACGGTACAAGACCTAATAGTTCTAATGAAATACTAGGTTTACACGTTTACGCAGACGGTGTTATAGCTTGTTCAGGAACTAATATATACTTTAGTCAAGATGGTGATAGTTGGTTACAGATTAATAAAGCTAGTGTTGATGCTGGTGGGGATAACTATACAGCCTTTACAGGGCGTAGTGCTTTAGCTAGAACATCACAAAGCAAAGCAAGTTTTGCAACCTTTGAAGGCAATACAGTATACGGTGAAGTTGTAATTACTGACGAAGGCTCTGGAGTAAAACCTTTTTATTTTAAAATGACAGGTACAGATTCTGATATAACAAACAGAACTTTTTTTGCTAAAGAAATAACAGTAAGCGGTACACACTATCCTAAGTTTTGTGTAATCCACGATAAACATTTAGTAGTTGCAGGCGCAGCTACAGCTTTGAACACTATCTTTTATAGTTCTACAAGTGATATAGAATCTTTTACAGGCGGGGGTTCGGGTAGTATTGTATTAGACGATCAAGTAGTTGGTCTTAAATCTTTCCGTGATGAACTTTTTATATTCTGTAAAAACTCTATATATAAGTTACAGAACATAAATAACTCAAGTACTATAGCTATTGTACCAGTTACTAAAAACGTAGGTTGTGTAGATGGTAAAACTATACAGGAATTTGCAGGTGACTTAATCTTCTTAGCTCCTGATGGTTTTAGAACCATTGCAGGTACTGCTAGAATTGGTGACGTTGAACTTGGAACTATTAGTAAAGCTATACAGCCTCTTATAAATGATATTTTTAGTAGTACAATTACTTCTGAATATAGCAGTGTAGTACTTAGAGATAAGTCTCAATATAGAATGTACTACAGTGCTTCAAATGCTTCAACAACTAATTCAAAAGGAATTATAGGAACTCTTACAGCTAGAGGTTTTGAATGGGCAGAAGTACAAGGAATACAAGCTCCTGCAGTAGCTTCTGGATTTAATTATTCAGGAAAAGAAAAAATATATCACGGAGACAGAGACGGATATATTTACAATCACGATACAGGAAATAGTTTTAATCCTGCAGGAACTGAAACAAACGTAGAAGCAGAATATCAATCTCCAGATTTTGATTACGGAGACTTTGGAACTTTAAAAACTTTAGATCACATTAAAGTTTCTGTATTTCCAGAAGGATCTGTAGAGCCAACACTTAGAGTTAGGTTTGATTATGATAGTACAGACAGACTTCAGCCAACAGATGTAGGAATAATATCAGCAACTCCTTCTATATTTGGAGATTCATCAGCAGTATTTGGTACAAGTACTTTTGGTGCGCCAGAACAACCTTTAGTAAGAGCTACATTAACAGGAAGTGGACATAGTAACTTCTTTAAAATATTTAGTAACGATACAAATGCTCCTTACACAGTAAATGGCTTATACGTAAATTACAGACCATCGGGAAGACAATAACAATAAAGAGAGAATTAAATTATGGCTCAAACATATACTAGACAAAGTTCGATAGCTGATGGGGATACTATCACCGCTGCGTTGTTCAATAACGAATATAATCAACTCTTAAATGCGTTTGCTTACAGCTCAAGCAGTGCTTCATCTACAGGACACAGACACGATGGCTCTACTGCACAAGGTGGTAATATTCATACTATTGGTGATTTAGATTTTTTAAATAAAATAGTTGTAGACAGTACTAACAATCGTTGGGGAGTCTTTGTAGAAGTATCTAGTGCAGCCGTAGAACAAGTAAGAATCTCTGATGGTGTAGTATCTCCTGTTACAGACAGTGACGTTGATCTTGGTACAAGCTCGTTATATTTTAAAAATGCTTACATAGATGCTATTACTACTACAGGTAACGTAGCTGTAGGTGGTAATTTAACTGTTACAGGTACTACGACATTTAACGGTGGTACACTGACTCTTGGTGATTCTGCTGCAGACAACGTAGTCTTTGGTGCAGATGTTGACTCTAATATTATACCTGACGATGATGGTGCGTATGATCTAGGTAGCTCTTCACAGGAATGGAGAGATATATACATAGACGGTACAGCACACATTGATACGCTAGACGTAGATGTAAACGCTACCGTTGCAGGTACACTTGGAGTAACTGGCATAGCTACTTTTACTGATGATATTATTATTGGTGATGGTAAAACTATCGGTTCTGCTTCAGATGTTGACGCTATAACAATAGCAGCTAATGGTCAGCTTACACTTACACAAACACTTATTGGTACAGCGTTAGACATTAGCGGTGACATTGATGTAGATGGTACAACTAATCTAGATGTAGTCGATATTGACGGAGCTGTAGATATGGCTAGTACGCTTGCGGTTGCAGGAGTATTAACAGGAGCTTCTTTAGATATTTCAGGTGACATTGATATTGATGGTACATCTAACCTTGACATTGTAGACATAGATGGAGCTGTAGATATGGCTACGACACTTGCAGTCGCAGGTAACGTAGACTTTAACGGTGATTTAGATGTTGACGGCACTACAAACCTAGACGTAGTAGACATAGATGGTGCTGTAGATATGGCCTCAACCCTGGCGGTTGCAGGTGTTTTAACAGGCGCATCTCTAGATATTAGTGGTGATATAGACATAGACGGTACGTCAAACTTAGACATAGTTGATATTGATGGTGCAGTTGATATGGCTACTACACTTACAGTTGGTGGTGAAATAACAGCAGCTAGTTTAGATATATCAGGCAACGTAGACATTGACGGTACACTTGAAACAGATGCACTATCTTTAAACGGTACAACAGTTACAGCTACTGCAGCAGACATAAATTTAATAGACGGCATAACTAACGGAACAGTTATAGCAAGTAAAGCAATCGTTACAGATGCTAACATAGACATAACTGGTGGTAGAAATATTACTATTAGTGGTGAGTTAGATGCTGCAACCTTAGACATATCAGGTGATGCAGACATAGACGGTACTTTAGAAGCCGATGCAATTACTGTAAATGGTACAGCTTTGGCAAGTGTTATTGCAGGAACTACAGTAACTAACGCTACAACTGCTGCAGTGGCTACAACAGTTACTATTACAGATAACGAAAGCACTAACGAAAACAACGCTATTGTCTTTACAGCAGGTGGAGACTTAGACGGTGGTAACTTAGGTTTAGAATCAGATGGTGATTTAAAATACAATCCAAGTACAGGTACTCTTTCTGCAACTAATATTTCAGTTAGTGGTACACTTAGTACTGTAGACTCAGTTACTATGAGTGCTAACAACGCTGTTGTATTTGAAGGTGCTACTGCTGATGCACACGAAACTACACTTACTATTGTAGATGCTACTGCTGATAGAACAATTACTTTACCTAACGTATCAGGTACAGTTCCTGTATTAGCTGCAGCAAGTAATACTCAGGTTACTTCTACTCCTGAAGAGCTTAATGCCTTAGACGGCATCACAGCCGTAGTAGGAGAGCTTAATGCTCTAGACATAGGTAGTACAGCAATAGGTACGGCAGTAGCTTCTAAAGCTGTTATATTGGACTCTAACAAAGATTATACAGGTATTAGAAACTTAACTATTACAGGTGAACTAGACGGTGCAACTCTAGATATTTCAGGAGATGCTGATATAGATGGTACTACTAACCTAGATGTCGTAGATATTGATGGTGCTGTAGATATGGCTTCTACATTAACATTAGCGGGTAATGCTGATTTTAATGGTGATCTTGATGTTGATGGAACTACAAATCTTGATGTTGTTGATATAGATGGAGCTGTTGATATGGCAAGCACATTAGCTGTTTCAGGATTACTTACTGCTAATGCAAACATCACTTTGGCTGGCACAACCCCAACACTAACAATAGGTGATGCTGGTGCAGAAGATACTAAAATCGTTTTTGATGGCAATGCGCAAGATTATTACATAGGTCTTGATGATTCTGCTGATAAAATGGTCATCGGTGTTGGTTCGACAGTTGGTACAAATCCAACTATTACATTTGATGAATCACAAAATTTCGTAATAGCTGGAACTATGAACTTGTTAGGGTTTACAGGTTCTAAAGCAAACTTCACAAATAGTATGCTTATCAGCAACGATGCTGGCACAGGTACTTTAAGTACAGCAAACAACAATACAGGTTTCGGTCATCAAGTATTTAATGTTTTAACAACAGGCGATGGTAATACTGGTGTTGGTGCAGATGTTTTATCAGCAAACACTTCTGGGGCAAATAACACAGGTGTTGGCTTAGATGTTTTAAAAGCAAACACCACAGGTACACTTAACGTAGCAGTAGGTTCAAATGCATTAGATGCAAATACTACTGGTAATTTTAACGCTACACTTGGATATAACACTTTAGGTTCAAATACAACAGGGGACGCAAACGTAGCGATTGGATATAGCGCTTTAAGTTCAAACACCACCGCTAACAACAACGTAGCTATTGGTAATGACTCTATGGGTGCTAATACTACAGGTACTTCTAATGTTGCTGTTGGGCAAGGCTCGTTAGCAGCTAACACCACAGCTTCTAACAACACAGCCGTTGGTGTATCTGCTTTAACAGCAAACACCACTGGTGATTATAATACAGCAATTGGTCAACTGTCTTTAACTACTAACACTACTGGACGCTTTAACGTGGCTTCAGGTGTTGATGCTCTCAGAAGAAACACTACTGGTTCATTCAACACAGCAACAGGATACACAGCTTTAGAGGATAACACCACAGCAGATAGTAACACAGCTTATGGCGCTTATGCTTTAGGAGCAAACACCACGGGTACTGAAAACGTAGCAGTTGGTGCCAATGCCTTAGACGCTAATACAACAGCAAGTTATAACACCGCAGTTGGTCGAGATGCTTTAGGAGCAAACACGACAGGTAACACTAATACAGCAGTTGGAAGAGTGGCTTTATTATCAAACACCACAGGTGCATCTAACACAGCAGTTGGTCAAGGTGCTTTAGAATCAAACACCACAGGAACATTAAACGTAGCAGTTGGTGCCAATGCCTTAGACGCAAACACCACAGGAATAACAAATGTAGCTATTGGTAATGTTGCTTTAGGAGCGAATACTACTGCAAATAATAATACTGCGGTGGGTTATAATTCTTTAGCAGTAAACACCACAGGACACGAAAATACTGCCGTTGGTACTGTTTCTTTAGACGCTAATACAACTGGGGATTTAAATACAGCCTTAGGCTATGGTGCTTTATCAGCAAACACTACAGCAGATGAGAACACAGCAGTTGGTTATCACGCTTTAGTAGCAAACACCACAGGTACAAGAAACGTGTGCGTGGGTGCTAATGCAATGCTTTCAAACTTAACTGGTGGTAGTAACACAGCATTGGGTTGGGGAGCTTTACAAGTCAACACAGTATCTAACAATACCGCGCTAGGCACTAAGGCTTTATTTAATAACTCCACAGGTACACAGAACACGGCAGTAGGTAGTTTGTGTGGAGACAATATTACTACTGGTGACCTTAATACAATGATTGGCTACAATGTTGGCAATAGTGCTGTTGATGTAGACCAAGAAATAGTAATTGGCAGCAATATTAATGGAGGAGGAACTAACACAGTCAGAATAGGTACATCTGCTGGTAATGCTACTTTATCATTAGATGGTTCAGATACTTCTTGGGCAGCTGCTTCTGATTTAAGACTAAAAAAAGATATAGCAGATTCAACAGTTGGTCTTAGTTTTATTAAAGCTTTAAGACCTGTTACTTTTAAATGGAACGCTAAAAATGCTATTGCTAATAGCTTACCTCAGTATGATGCAGATTCTTCTGATCCAGTATACGGATCAGGTAAAGCTCATCACGGTTTTATAGCTCAAGAAGTTAAAACAGTTATTGATGCACATTCAGATGTAGCAAACGGACATAACCTTTGGAATACTGATTTAGATGGAACACAACAAGTTGCACAAGGAGCATTAGTACCTATCCTAGTCAAAGCCATCCAAGAACAAAACACATTAATTGAAGCATTAACCGCACGAATTACAACCTTAGAAGGATAAAACAATGGCACAAACAGTAGCAGAAGTGTTAAGCGCGGCAACCGATAGCGTCACCGTAATTAACGATATTAATACCAATGGCACAGCATCAGATTATGTTTCCGCATCCGATCTATCTGCGGGAGTTACACAAGCCGATGCAAACGCTAGAGTAAAAGCAAACGTAGATCATTTATCTACAGTCTTGGCTTATGCACCAGTAGATTCAGATGATGATACGCCAGATGTAGCTGGGGCAAGTGATGATAAATCATCTTACACCACAGCAATTAGCACTGGTAATACTTATATTTCTAACAATAGTTAATCAACTATCTATAGGTAAAAAAGTATGGATATGGAAACTTGGAACATACTTATAACTTTAGTCATAGCTCCTGTAGTCTATAGTATTCGACAGAACTTTGTAGAGCTTAAAAGAATTGACGTACTCTTAAACAAGACTAGAGAAGAAGTAGCTAGGACTTATGTAACTAAAGACGAAATGGAAAGCAGTATGGATCGTGTGATGCGTATGCTCAGTAAACTGGAAACAAAACTTGATAAGCTTTTTGAAGTTAAAACTAACTAGGAATTAATATGGCGCGTAAAAGATATAAGACTAAAAGGATGGACTATCGCAAAGGTGGTCGAGTTCAGTATGCTGTAGGCGGCAGAGGCCCTAAAGAAATAAAAGGTAATAGAAGTAAACCTAAACGTGGAAACTACGATTCAAAAGACGAATATCAAATAGCACTACAGCAATATAGAGATTCTAAGTCTACAACAACCGCTCCTGCAGTAACTCCGCCAGCAAGAGTAGGCGCTCCAGTTACAAGACCAGCAGGTAAAGCTGCGTCAACAGTAGATGCAATAACAAAAGAAGTTGAAGCTAGAAAAAGTGGAACATCTTCTGCTTCAGCTACAAGACCAAGCCCATCTATAGTTTCTGAAGAGCCTGATCTTAGTAGTGGTAGAACAGATGGTCAAATAGCACAAAGTGAATCTCCTAGAGGCGCACCTTTAAAAGGCCCTGGATCTACTAATACTCCAGGAACAAACATAGAAGCTGTTGCTAAATCTACTGCAGAAACTAATGCTGTAAATACTGCTGAAGCAGAAAAAGCTGCTGCTACAGCAAAAGATAAAGTTACATTAGCTAAAGAAGCTACAGCAAAAGCAGGTGTAATACCTGATGCTAAAAAAGTAGATGAAACTATTGTAGACACAGCAACTACTATTGATGAAGGAACAAAAGCAGTAGCAGGAGTAGCAGGCCCAGTAACAATAGATCCTACAGTTACAGGTACATCTACAAGAGCAGGAACACAAGCACCTATAACTGCAGCTACAGTAGATCCTACATTAATAGGTGAAGGAGCTAAAGTTGAAGCTGTTACAGGAACAGTAAGTGATGAAGCGTTAGCTAAAGCTGCTCAAGTAGAAGATACTCCTTTAATAGAAGGAGCAGATGTAGAAATTAAAGAAGGAGCTTTAGCTGAAAGAGTAGTAGGTACAGTAAGCCCTGAAGCTATGGCTACAGCAGCTCAAGCTGCAGGTACTACATTATCTAGAGTTACTAGAGCTAAAAAACAATTACGTAATGCAGGAATATCTGAAGCAGCTATAGAAGAATTAGGTAACGATCCTGAAGCTCTTGAAGATCGTTTAATGAGTTTAACTGAAGCAGAACGCGGTATGATTGGTGATCTTCCAGAAGAAGCATTAGTATCTAATCAACTCGATAGTCTTTTAAAAGGTATGGAAAATGGAGAGATACCTACGTGGGCAGGCCCAGCAGTAAGTGCTGTAGAACAAATGTTAGCTCAACGTGGTTTGTCAGCTTCTACTGTAGGTAGAGATAATTTATTTAATGCTATTATACAATCAGCAGTTCCTCTTGCTCAATCTAACGCACAGGCTATACAGGCTAGTGTAGCTCAATCAAGAGATATAGAAGCTAGAGAAGAATTAGCTAACGCACAGATGCGTCAACAAACAGCTTTGCAAAACGCAGGTAATGTATTTCAGATGGATATGGCACAGTTTAGTGCAGACCAACAAACAGCTTTATCTAACAGTAAATTTATGCAAACAGTAAGTTTAACTGAAGCTTCTAATAATCAACAGGCAGCAATACAAAATGCAGTTATAGCTACACAAGTTAATATGCAAAATGCTACTTTATTACAACAAGCCCGAAGTCAAAACGCAAAATCTTTTTTAGCTATGGATATGGCTAATCTTAGTAACAAACAACAGGCAGCAGTAGTAACAGCACAATTTCAAAATCAAGTATTACTATCAGATCAAGCTGCTTCTAACGCAGCAAAACAATTTAACTCTGCTAGTGAAAATCAAACTAATCAATTTATGGCTTCACTTGCACAACAAGTAGAATTAAGTAATGCGGATAGGGCAGACAGAATGACTATAAGTAATAATGCAGCAATTAATGCTAGGGCCGCAGCTCAAGCAGGTATTGAAGCTGACTTAGCTAAAACAAATGCTGCACTTGAAACAGACATAAATAAAACAAATGCAGAATTAGAATATAGACGAGATGCTTTTAATGCTACAAACTCTGCAGCCGTTAAAGCCTCTAACGTAGCTTGGAGAAGAAACGCTAACACTATTAATACTGCAGCAGCTAATACTATAGCTATGCAGAATACAATGAACGCTTTTAATCTAGGAACTGCAGAGTTAGCTTACTTATGGCAAGAAGCTAGAGACACAGCCTCACACGTTTATCAAAGTAAAGAAAGAGGTTTAGATCGAGATAACGCTGTTAAACTTCAAATTCTTGTAAATGATGCTAATGCGGCAGTTAATGCTGCAGGTAATCAAAATACAAACAGAAGAGATTTTTATGGTAGAATTTTAGATATTTTTAAACCTAAAGGTGGTAGCGGCAGTGGTAGCGGTAGCCCAACAGTTAAGAGTACTGTTATACCTTAAACAAAAAATAATAATTAAAAGGAAAACAAAATGGGATTTTTTAGCAAAATATTTAAAGGTATTAAAAAAGTTGTCAAAGGTATTGGCAAGGTAGTAAAAAAAGTAGTTAAAAGTAAAGCTTTTAAAGTTATAGCTGCAGTTGCGTTAGCTGTTGTAGCTCCACAAATGATACCTACAATACTAAAAGGTATAAGTAGTGCAGGTGCTTTTGTTGCTAATACTATAGCTACAGGTGCTTCTGCTGTTTGGACAGGAGTAAAGGCTGCAGGTTCGGCTATTATGTCAGGAGCAAAAGCAGCAGGTTCAGCTATTAAAAGTTTTGGTAGTAAAGTTTTTCAAAGCGTTACAGAAACTATAACTAACGGTGTAGACTTTATGAAAACTAAATTAGGTTTTAAACCTACTTCAAATATAGTACCTAAAACAGGTTTTAATCCTGCTGATTTTCAAGTAGGAGCAGGAGGCAATGAAATTTTTGCACCTGTAACTAAAAAAACATTAGGTCAAAAAATAGTATCAGGCAGTAAAGCAATGCTTGGAGATATAGGCGAAGGATTAAAAGAAAACGCTAAAGAACAAGTTAAAGAAACAGCATTAGATAAAATTCTAGGACAAAGAAAAGAAGCAGATTTAGTAGGCACTAAGTCTTATGCAAAATCAGTAGGCTCTTATGATTCTTCACAGGGCTATGCTCCTTTAATGAACCTAGCTACAAATACACAATCGCCTTACTTATCTTATAGTCAAGGCCAACAATTATTTGGTGGTCTTAAACCTACAACAGGAACTGCATAATGATAAATCCCCAAACACAAGGTACTTATAACGATTTAGAAAATCTTGCAAGTCTTGAACAGCCTATTCCTGGACAGTCTTTAACAAACGATCCAGAAAAACCTTTACCTTTTGAACAAGCTCCAGTACATACAGAGCTTGCTCCTGCTATAGATGATTTATTAGTAAGACTTTGCGAACCTGAAATATTTCATATTATAGTAAACGCTTTACGAGAAGGTCTTCCAGTAGGAGAAATGGCTGAACAAATATTGTTTGAAGGTTTTGCTCAAGGACAATATAATCCTGATTTAATGTTATTGCTTGTAGAGCCTACTATGTATATTTTAATAGCTCTTGCAGATATGGCAGACGTTGAGCCTCGTATTGACGATGAAGATGAAGAACCAGATTCTGAAGAAAAAATAACTCAGTTAGAAAAAATGATAGATTTAGCTAAAGAAAAAGTAGTTCCCTCGCAAGTTCCTGTAGCTATTAAAAGTAAAGTAGAAAAACTAACTGAAGACATAAAACCTAAAGAACAAAGTTTACTAAGTAAAGAGGAAGTATAATGGGTATTTTAAGTAAAACTATAGATACAGTTAAAGACGTAGGTAAAGGAGTTTTAACAACTCTTTTAGATCCTCAAGGAAATACTAGAGGCTCTATAGCCGCTCAAAAATTAGTAGATGAAGGACAAGGTTATATAAATAAATTAGAAGCTCAAATAGGAGCAAGTACTAAGTTTTGGGCAGACCATCAAAAAATGCTTGGTAATAACTATACTTCTTATGAATGGAAAGAAGCTTTACTTGCAAGAGAAATTGAACAAGAAAAAGCAAAACTTAAAGATACAGGAAAAATACTTCCTCCAAACTATATACAACAATTAAAAGATAGTGGGGCTGCGAATGAATTATATGAGTTATATGAAGAAAAAATGAACAAAGCAAAAGATTATAAGTTAACTAGCGGTATAGAATATACTGATGCAAATATTAAAACACATATTAAAAATCACAGTAGAACTTCTAGAAATGTTATTAATCGAGCAGCTAGACAATTATTTAATAGCTACGGTTGGGATAAAGATTTATTTGCTGCCTTTGGTTTTGGTAGAGATAGAACTGCAGTAAAACAAGAAATAGGAGATTATAGTTTTTTATTGCAAGCAGAAGATGGGCCTATTAAACAACGCTTTATAGAACAATTAACACAAGAACTACATTTAGGAAAAGGTCGTTTTAATAATATAGATGTAAAAGAATTAACAGCTATGTTTGAAAATATGACTATAGATTATAAACCTATTGTAAAAGACGCAATGACATCATCAGAGATGTTAAAAAATCCAAGAGCTGAAGATATGGTTAATTATATGATTAATATTGAAAGCGGAAATTTAGATGCTTCTTTATTTCCTAAATTAGATGAGTCTGAAAATTATGTATTTGAAGGAGTAGGCGGTTTTGGTTTAACAGGCTTTCTTAATGTGACAATGACTCCTCAAGAAATGATAGATCAATTATGGGTACAAAGAAATAATAATGAAAAAAAAGAAGGAGGAAATTCTTTTATAAATTTTGTATCTGATTTTAAACAAATGGCTTCTTTATTAACTAATGTAGCAACTGATAAAGAATTTGGTATTAATGCAACAGATACTCAAATAGAATTAAATATGACAGCTTATAATTTAATTAAAAATAAAATAAAAGCTAAAGATAAAGATTATTTTTCTTCAGGATCTACATATGATGCTTTTTATCTTGATTATGAAAAACTTACTGTAGAAGAAAAATTAGCTTTTATTAGTACTATAGGAGATACACTAATAGAAGCAGGAGGAAATAAAACTGCTATTAAAGAAAATTTACCTCTTATTGAAGAAAAAATGAAAGAAGCTTTAAATGTTACTGATAAAGCTATTATTAAAGCTATAGAATTTAGCATAACAGAACAAACTTTTAATAGTAAAGAAGAAGTTAATAAATACAAAAATAAGATAGCTTCTTTATATAATTTAAATTCAGATAATACATCTTATATAAACAGTTTAATAGATGATAAATTTGAAGAACAAACAAATAGTCCTTTAGAAAAACAAATGCAAAATACTTTTGATCCTTTATCTGCGAGTCTTAATCCTACAAGTAATCTTAATCAAGATATGTATACTCAAACAGTATCAGAAAGTATTAAAGATGAGATGCTTAAAGAAACACTTGCTCAAGAAGAAGATACTCCTAAAGGTAGAGAAAGGTTAAGGCAAGTAAGAGATATTTTTTTTGCAGGTAGTTCTGAGTTAAACGCATTTGAAAATATTCCAGGATATGCTTTATTAGATAAAAATAATTCAGTTAATCCTTTACTTTCTCAAATTGAAAGAGCTACAGCGTTAGGAATTATTACACCTGATATGGATAACTCTGTAGTAGAATTAAAACTTACTAAATTATTAAATTTTACAGCATTTGCAGAAAGTAGAAACAGTAATGAAAAAATTTCTAACGAAGGAGCTTTAGGCTATTATCAATTTTTACCTAATAAAGAAGGTCAACAAAATTCACTAAATACTGCTTACAATCGTTTATCAAGAGAATTAGGAAGAATAAATGTAAAAGTACCTCAAGATTTAATTAGAATGAAAGAAGAAGGTTTTGTTTCGTTAGATAATGTTTCTAAAGAAAGTCAAAGTTTGTTAGCTCTTTCTAATTACATTGAAGATACTCCTTTTGATATTAGAACTGGAGAAAGATTATCAGAAAAAGGAAGTAAAAATCTTAGAGATTATATAAATGCTGTTCCTGGTTCAAAAGAAGAAAGAAAAGCTTTAGAATTTTTATATTATAATGTACATCATAAACCTAAAATAAAAGGAGTTGGCTTAAGTGAAAAAGAATTAAAACCAATTATAAAGAATTTTGAAACAAGTTATAACAAAATATTTTAGGAATTAATTATGGCCAGCCCTCTTCAACTTGAAACTCCTGAAGAAAAAAGACGCAGGATAGAACAAGGAAAATTACAAGAACAAATGGGAAATATAGGCTTTGAGTCTGTAGATATTCCTGTGCCTGCAGAAACTACAAAGCTTTCTGCAGAAACTACAGAGCTTCCTGCAGAAACTACAAAGCCTATAGAAACTACAAAGCCTATAGAAACTACAAAGCCTATACAACTTTCAAAATTTATTAATATTCCAGAAGATAAAGAAGATATAGATTTTAATAATGAAGAATTAGAAATTATGGCTTCTTTAAATAACAAAGAATTAACTCCTGTACCAGAAGGAGGTTTAATACAATCTAAAAATACTTATTGGAATAATTCTGAAAAAGAATATATAGAAGAGGGTATGGATGACGAAACTCGTTTTCAACTAAATAGAATTAACAGAGTATTAAATAATTCACAAAAAGAAACAGAAACAACTTATTCGTATACAGATTTAAAAGAAGGAAGAGGCCCTAAAAATTCTGATGGAGAAGATTTTCCTACTGTAGCGGAAAGATGGTTAAGAGAAGAAGGAGAAAGTGAAGATATTGCTGAAACATTAAGAGACTCTAGTTGGTCTTTAGGAGATACTTTTGCGTTAGGTTTTGATTCTAAAAATTGGTCAACACAACATAAAAAAGATTATGCTTATTTACGACCTACTTTTGAGAACGCTGAAATAAGAGAACCAAGAGAACAATTAGAAGCTTTTAAAGATATATTTATAGATATATTTGTAGATCCTGCTAATTGGGTAGCTGCTTATCTTACTATTAAATCAGGAGGCCTAGCTGCTGTGTCTATAAATACGGCAGCTCGTTTAGCAACCAGTCAAGCTCTTAAACAGGGTTTAACTAAAGTAGCTCAAAACGGAACTGTTAGAGCAGTAAGTATAGGTATGACAGAGGGAGCTATAGATGCTGGTGGTATTAATTACGGTACACAATTAGCAAATGTAAATATAGGAACACAAGAAGAAATAGATCCAGAGGAAGTTAAAACAGCACTTAAAATTGGAACAGCAGCAGGTGGAATATTTGGTGGAACAATTTATAAAGCAGCTAATTATTATTTAAGAAGAAAAACACAAAAAATAATAGATGATATTGAAATAGAAAATGATATAGGCCCTCCTACTGAAGAAAAATTTCAAGAACTTAAACGCGCTCAGATACTTTTAGATAAAATAATGTCTAATACATCAGGAAAATCTACTGCTCGATTTATAGAAGTAGCTAAACAAAGCCCAGGTTTAAAACAATTTTTATTAAATTTTGCTCCTAAAGCTTTACAACGTATTTTTAGTAAAGAAGCTAGAACAGAAGTTATTGATAAACCTTTACGTTCTACAGATGAAGCAGGCGATACAGGATATGCTAATGATTCAGAAGCTTCCAGTGCTGCTTACACTACTTTTATTAATGAAAGTTTACAAACAATACAAGATACTTTTAAAAGAGTTAGAGATACAGACGGAAGTTGGTTTAATCTTAGAGTTAGATTAACAGAAAACGATAATAAATCTTTAGCTTATTTATTAACTAAAGGAAATCTTTTAGACGATTATATTATAGTAACCCCTAAAGATCCTAATAAACCTTTTGTAAATTTAAATATTAAAAAAAGCAATAATAAAATATCTGCAGAGATAGAAGCATTACAAGAAAAATATGGTTTAGAGTTTACAGAAGAAATGTACGAAGGCGCTGCTAAAATAAGATATTTTTTTAAACAAATACAAGAAGACGCTAACAATGTTATGCAAATTCAACCTGATGGTACAAAAGTATTAAGACCTTTATTAAAAGAAGATCAACAAATACCTAATTATTTTCACAGAGTATTAAATTACGCAGCTATTACAGCAACTCCAGAGTCTTTAGAAATCTTTAGACAAATGTTAGTACGTTCAGGACACGCAGATCCTATTGATGTTAAACCAAAAAGAAAAGTTACTCTTGATAGTGAAGTACCTCCTAGAACAGGTACAGGAGGAGCTGAAAGAAAAGGACAACCTGATTATGATAAAGCTCCTGAATATGAAGGTACGGATGTTGCTGATGAAACAATAGATAAAGAGTATTTTAAAAAATTAGATTCTCCTTATATTAAAGGAGAAACAATATTACAAAGACACGATAGTTTTTTAGACTTGGCTAAATATGTTATTAAACAAGAAAATAATGCTTTAGACGCTACTGACGAAACTCTTAGAAGGTTAGGCTATGACGATGCTGCTGTTTTGCAAAAAGCTAAAGAATTAAAAGCAGATGCGTTGTTAGCAGATTTACATAATAAAAAATACTTGCCTAAAACTGCAACAGATTCTTCAGGAGGAAAATCTGAATTTTTAAGAGAAAGAGTTTGGAGTAAATTAAACGATGAAGAACTTATAGCTAACGGTTTTGTTAATATAAATATGTTACCGTTATTGTCTGATTATGCTCAAGCAATGGGACGTAAAATAAATGAACAAAAATATTTTGGTTTAGGTGACAATTTTGAAAGAGTTTATATAAAACCTATAAGAGATGAATTATTAGATAGCGGCAAATTTTCAGAAGATGAAGTAATAGAAATCCTAGACGGTTTACGTTCTCTTAAAAAATCTGTTGTAGGAGATCCTTCTGCACATATGCAATTAAATTCTAAAGTTAAAACAGGTATTGATTTTGTTAGGACAACACAAACTATGGCGCACCTTACAGGAGCTACTCTTTCTAGTATTACAGAACCTTTTATTATATTAAGTAGATCAGATATAACAGATACACCAGCAGGTGTAAAAGCATTTAAAAATGCATTAGGATTACAAATTAAAAAAAATTGGGGGAAAAACGGCAGACTTTGGGAACAAATGAAGTTAGCTACAGGCAGAGAAATAAATAGTTTTAAAGATCTTACAGATCCTGAATTTTTAGAAGTACAACGAGTAGGCATAGCTGTTGAAAATGCTATGATAGATAGAGTTGACGGTATGTTTTCTGAAAATATTCAAAATACAACTTTAAAAAATATTAATACTATGTTTTTTAATTCTATTTTATTATCTCAATGGACACAAGGTGTGCAAATGGGTGCTTTTAATTATGCTAAAGAAAGAACTACAAGAATTACAGCAGAACTAGCAAGCGGAAAAACTAAGTGGGGAAATATAAAACTTACTAAAACTGCTATTCAAAGAAGAAGAGAACAATTACACGAAATAGGTATTGATGCTAACGATGCTGTAAATACTTATAATGCTTCTTTTGTTGCAGGTAAATTTAATGTAAAACAATGGCAAGATTCTGCGTTTTTTGATACTCAAGTAATACCTGGCGCACAAAGTTTTTCAAAAGAAATAATTTTAAATCCTTCTGCATCTAATGCTAATAAACCTTTATGGTTTGGAAATCCTGTTTCTCAAGTATTAATACAATTTGCAAACTATCCTATTGTTTTTAATAATACTGTTCTTAAACAAATGGCTAGAGATACAATTCGTTATCCTGCTGCTAATGCTCCTAGAACAGCAGCAGCTATGACGATGATGACAGGCGTTGCAATGATTGGAAATAATATAAGAAGCCGTGGAGAAAGCGGAAATAAACCTATTGAACAACAGGTAATAGATGGCTTTGATAGAACAGGTTTAAGTGGCCCTGCGTCATATCTTTATAGAGGATATAAAGGTGCAACATTAGGAGGAGGAGGCTTTGTTCCTGTAATAACTAAAATGTTTGGAGGCCCTTTTGTTTCTGATATTGCTGACGGTATTGCTTATAATACAGATCCTATTACTTGGTTAAGTCAAAATACACCAGGATATTCTTTAATGTCTCCTGATTCTAGAAGAGCTTTAAATACGTTTACTAAAAGATATTGGGCTAGTAAAACTGGAGATACTCCAGATATTGTACGAAAAATAAAAAGTAAAGGTGGTGTAGTAGAAGATGTATTAAATGTTATTTCAGAACCTGATGAACGTAAAGTAAGAGGACAACCTAATACTTATAGTGGAATGGCAGGTGTGTTATTTCAAGACGAAGAAGAGCGAGGAGCTTTTGCAAAAGGCGGTAAAGTTTCTATAACAGATACTGATGAAATGTACGGTTATCTTACTAAAGATGAAGATGAATACAATGTTATTTTAGATAAAAATCCTATCAGTATTTATTCAAAAGAAACTCTTCCTGATCTAGACATTAAAGAAACATACTACACAGGCTTTAAAGGCAATACAGTTTCTAACAGACTAAATAGCGTAAGACAATCTACTACCATAGGGCTTCCTGTAACTACAAATAAAAATAAAGCAAGAGGTGCAGTACGCGTAGCAGGTAAAATTAAATTTAGAAATGTGTTAAAATTAAATATAGATACAGCTACACCTGATGCAGTACAGGCAGAGCTTAATAAAAATATAGATAGTTTAATTAAGATTGAAGATAAAATATTAGGTAAAGAGATTATTAAAGCCGCTAACGATAACTTAGCAATAAGAGATGATGTCCTTAATAACGATCCTGATCGAACACCTGAGAAAGAAGCTGTTATTGCTAAGAGCAAAAGTTTCTTGGTAAGACATCAGTTACTTAAACTAGGCTATGATGCTATAGAGACTAAAGAGGGCTATACATTACTTAGAGAAAATCAATTCTTACCTACAGAGATTATGGAAAGAACTAAAGCCTATGGTGGCGGTATGGCTTCTGCGTTAAATAGAAGACAACAATACAACGAAGGTGGAGAGTCTCTTACATTAGAACAAAAACAAAAAAGATATGATCTTAATAAAAAATATTTAGAAGAAATACATAACTACTCTGTGGCTAATAAAGCTACAGGTTTAGATAATGAAGGAAAAACAATTAGTATGGCTACCTCTTCTCTTGGAACAGCTGCTGATAAACATTATATAATTAATAAATGGAATCCTTATACTAAAAAATTAGAAGATGATTCTTTTGTTTTAAAAAGAATAGAATCTTTAGTTAAAGAAGGTAAATTGCTTCCTTATTCTACTCCTAAAGAAGCTGAAGAAGACAGAGCAAAAATAAGAAATGAAATATTAAATAGAAGACAACAGTTAGGTTTTGGTGGTCTTGCTTCTAAGTTAGCACAAAGATTATCTAGAAAAGTAATGCCAGCTCCTCAACGATTTTTAGATAAAGAAGATAAAGCATATAAACCTTTTTTAAAAGACTTTGAGTTTACAGAAGGAGGAAGATATATAGAAATGGATCAAAAAGGCCCAAAAGATATAACAGGAGAATATCCTAAACAAGCCAACATTTCTGTAGACTCTGAAGGTAAAGCTTCTTTAAGTATATCTAAAGAAATTTTTACAGAACCTCCAGAAACTTCTGGTAAAATTATTAGAACAAATTTATTTAAAAAGAAAGCAGGATGGAAATGGCTTGTAACTCCAAAAGGTTTTGATCCTAATCCTCAAGGAAATTTTCCTATAGTTTCAGTAGAAACCGGGAACAAACATTATTATTCTTTATCTACAGATTTTCCTAAAGGAGTAGAATTAAGTCGTTATGCTAAAAAAACAAGCGAGCCTAGATTACGACCAACAACAAAAGGAGATTTAAAGTTTGGAGATATTATAGGTAAAATTTCTGTTAGAGGAAAAGAACATCCTGTTTATAATAATCTTACTGTAGAATCTTTGTTAGATAATAAACAACAGTTTAATAAAGGTGGATTAGTTAGAAAAATAATACTGGAAGAAAGAGAACAGTATGTTTTTGGTGGTCTTACTAAATTATTTACTAAAATGGCACAAAGACAAATAAAAAAATCAAGACAAGCTGTTAAAAATAATCCAACAGCAAGTACAAATAGTGCTTTAGAGTTAGATGAAAAATTAAATAATTTATTTCGTAAGTTTGGAGATCAAGAATATATTGATGAAGGTATGCCTTCTTTAGAAAATTTAAAACAAGATAATCAAGCAGGTTTTTATTTTAGTAAAACTAATTCAGGAAATTATAGATTATCTGAAATTGAATATGATGAATTTAATAATCCTAAAAAACTTAAACATACAATATATAAAATAAATAAAAATTTAGCTAATGAAAAAGATGTTAATAAAGAAGTAGTTAGATTAGGTTTAGATGTAGGAGAAAAATTAGGATATATACCACAAGAAATTTTTCCTGAAAATATGCTTTATGATTATGTTCCTAAAGAACTACACAAAATATATGGATTAGAATGACTACAGATATGTTTACAGACGATATACTTATAATGTACCACGAAGATGATTTAGACAGGGGGTATCGTATTGATTGTAAAATGAGGACTAAACAGGACTTACCGTGGCTTAAGCGTGAAAAGTTTCGTAGAGTCTATGAAGAACTTTTGCACACACATCTTGAAGGCATACCAGAAATGCCTTTAGAAGTAGCAATGCAATCAGTAGATAAAATACTAGGAAGCGACATAAGATTTACCCCCGATGAACTAAAAGAAAGAGAGAGTGGAAATGAATTTAAACTTACTTAAAAGTGTTAAAGGAATAATAGGTGCAGTAGCTCCAACAATCGGTACGGCATTAGGTGGCCCGATGGGTGGGATGGCAGCTAAGATGGTCTCCGAAGTACTTGGAGTTGATAACGATCCTAAGAAAATAGAACAGGCTATACAAGCTGCAACACCAGAACAACTAGCTGAACTTAAGAAAATAGATAAAGATTTTGACATTAAGATGAAAGAGTTAGATGTAGATTTATATGCTTTAGAGACTAAAGATATCCAGGATGCACGAGGTAAATTCTCTAAAGATTGGACAGCACGTATCATAGGTGTAACAGTAGTAGGTGGTTTTATGGGCTACATATTCCTAGTAACTCTGCAGCCTCCAGAGCAAAACAGCGAAGCATTGATTAACTTAGTCCTAGGATATTTAGGCGGGTTAGCAAGTGCTATTATTTCGTTTTACTTTGGAGCTTCTAATACTAACAAAAAAGATGATTAATTATGGTTACTAAAACAACTTTATATAGAGCTTTAAAACTTAAATACGAAGCACAAGAAGCAGAAGCAAAAGCTAATCTAGAAATATACTTTAATAATAGTGTAGGTATCGGTGAACATCCTGATGTTGTAGAAGCTATGGATGAACAGATAGATAAACTAGCTCAAGCACAGGATAAACTAAACGCATTAGAAAATGAATTTGGTTAGATGCAAAGTATCTTTGGATTAATAGCTGAACTAGGCTTGCCTGTAGCAGGTGGTCTTATTATGGCTTACTTTATATTCCTTGTAATGAAACAGTTAATGGATGGTTTAGTAGGTGAGATACAAACAGTACAGGCTATTTCTAAGATGTTAATTACTAGAGCTTCTACTATGAATAACGATATGATTCGTATAGATACTAGCGTTAGTAGTGCATTAGGTTTATCGCCTGATCTAGAACGTATAGCTAGAGCTGAGAATTTTGTAGAGGACGGACGTATAGATGCAAGAAGAGATTAGTTATGCACCAATAGGTGACGTAGAAGCAGCAGTAGATGGTATCTTTGGTCTTATCTATCTCTATCCTTCTGATTACTTCATAGTCTTTGGATCGCTTAGTCTATTTGCTATCTATGGTTTATCAATATACGCAGGGATAAAGTACATACAAAAGAAATTTAAGTAATGGATATTGTACAAGTAGTATCAGACTTTGGATTCCCTGTAGTAATGGTCGTAGGACTAGGATACTTTGTATACTTTGTATGGCAGACAATCACTAATAAGATTGATCCTGCTGTACAGGAAATGAAAGTAACTATCATAAGACTTACAGATCAGTTACGTTTATTAGATCAAGATATGATTAGACTTCAGCAGAAAGTAAATACGGTACTAGAACTTAAAGAAGAGAATACAATAAATGAAACTAAAAAAAGATAAAGAACTTTTAGTTATTAGTTGGACGTTACTAATAATTTTTTTTGTGTCTCATATTAAAGCCGATCAATTAATCTACAATTTTAAAAGCCCTAGCTTCTCAGGAATAAATACATCGAGCCACTACCTTACTATTGAGAACCAAGAAGCTACTCGCAAAGCTACAATTAAAGAAGAGATCAAAGCTTACACAGATCAGTTAGCTAGAGAAGCAGACAACACAACGCTTGCTAGGTTTATAAGAAACTTAGAAAGCCGTATCTATGCACAGCTATCGCGACAGATGGTGGAGTCTTTGTTTGGGGAGACACCACAGAAAGAAGGTAAACTAACACTAGAGGGTAATACAATTGAATACGTTGTTGAAGCAGATACAATTACGCTTACAGTTACAGATGAAACAGGTGGTACAACTAATATTACTGTGCCTATTGGTGACTTTACTTTCTAGTTGTGCCTCACGTAATATCTTAGAAGGTAGTGGTATACCTAATATAATAATTAAAAGTTCTTCGATACTAGATTTACAATCAGAAGAATTAAAAAATGTACGTCCTGCTAAACGTAAGCCTGTCATAGCTATCTATCCTAATAGCTTTAGAGACCATACAGGCCAACGTAAAAGCAACGGACAGTTTGCATTATTTAGTACTGCAATTACCCAAGCCCCGGAAGCTTTTCTTATTAGGGCTTTGAAACACGCAGCAGATGGTAAGTTCTTTCAAGTTGCAGAACGTGTAGGACTTGATTCACTTACTAAAGAAAGACAATTAATTCGCAGTACACGTGATTCTTTTGAAGAGGACAGTACTGTAAAACCTTTATTATTAGCAGGATTGCTTTTACAAGGCGGTGTACTTAGCTATGACTCTAACATAAAATCTGGAGGGCTTGGAGCCAGAGCGTTAGGTCTAGGATCAAGCAAAGAGTACCGAGAAGATTTGATTACTATTTCATTAAGACTTGTTTCTGTATCGACAGGAGAAGTATTAATAGAAGTATTGATATCAAAGACAGTTACTTCAGCAGGTGTTTCTCAGGATCTGTTTAGATTTATATCTGAAGGAACAAAGCTTATAGAAGTAGAAGGAGGAGTTGCAGCAAACGAAAGCAGCGCTATAGCTCTACAAAAAGCAATAGAAGCAGGTGTATTAGAAATAATAAAAGTAGGAATTACTAGGGGGTATTGGAGATATGAATAAATTAATTAGCTTGTTGGTGCTTGTTAGCGTTTCCGCGACAGCTTCAGACAACGAGATCTTTGTAGATCAAGTAGGAGCTACAGCTAACATAGATCTTGAGCAATTAGGTAGTGGTAACATTATAGGTGGTCTTACTGCAGTAGCAGGTTCAATGACTGCATTAGATCTTGATGGAACCTCAATGACATTAGATATAAATCAAATAGGAGATACTAACAAGTTCTTAGGGGATATGTACGCAGATACATACACTGGTTACTTTAACTTTGATGGTGACACCAACACGTTTACATCTAAGATGGATCCGACCAATGCGTTTGGCGCAGATGGTTCTAACGTTAATGTCCAAGTGACAGGCAGTACCAACACCTTCACACTTGATTTAGCTACTGCAGCTTTAGCAAGTGGTGCAGATATAGATTGGACTGTACAGGGTTCTAGTAATACTATTAACGCTGACATTGATGTAGACTCAGCAACTAACTATATGAATATAGATGGTGACAGTAACACAGTAAACTATGATGGAGATGGTTATGCGCAGGGGTATTTTCACCTTACACACACAGGAAGCTCAAGAGCCTTCGATGTGGATCAGCAAAGCACACAAGATAATGACTGGCTTAAAGTTACTTCTACTGGTTCTAACGGTACAGTTTGCATTAACCAAGACGATCAAGGCACAAGCGTTGGATGTTGATATTGGAAACATTACACAGTTAAACGGAAACACCAGAGTAGTAAGAGATAAACCTTATGAGAGCGAGATTGATTTCTCGCTTAACTCTATGGACAAACTAGAAACTGCGCAAGGCAGAATGGGTGTTACGTTTAGAGATGATACAACCATACGTCTAACAGAACACAGCAACGTAACTATAGATAAGTTTGTGTTTGATCCTGATCCAGCTAAATCTACAATGGCTTTGTCGTTTGTGAAAGGTACTGGCAGGTTCATAAGTTCTAAAACTAAAAGACGTATACCTAAAGATAATATTACTATCCGTACCAATGCGGCCACCATTGGAATTCGCGGCACAGATTTCACGCTGACTGTTAAAGAAACTGGAGAAACTTTAGTGATCCTACTCCCTGATGAGTTTGGTAACTCTAGTGGTGAGATAACTGTAGACACAGCACTAGGACAGGTAGTCCTTACCAAAGCCTATGAAGCTACTACAGTATACAACTTTGAAACTCCTCCTACTCCTTCAGTTATACTAGACCTGACACTAGATATGATTGACAATATGCTCATTGTAAATCCTCCAGAGACTAAAGAGATTCAAACAGACGAATCAGTTGCTGCTGTAGATAATCTATTAGACGTAGACTTCTTAGAGTTTGACGAGCTAGAACAGGATGATTTAGCTGAAGATGATTTAGAATATACAGAGCTAGACATAGACTACCTAGCAGGTAACTTCCTTGAAGATCTACTTGATGTAATTCAGGAAGTCGATGAATTAGGTAAAGCAAACAAAGCCCTATCTGCAGATGGAGTTAAAGGTACAGCAGTAGGTTATGATGGAGATACTCAGATCAGTACCTTTGTTACAGATACTAATTTAAAGTTCTTAAGGTCTATAGAAGATACACTAGAGATGAACGTATCTAAAGATGGTTCATACAGTATAACTATTGAACAAGAAGGTAAAGTAAATAGAGTCACTACTAACGGAGGAAGCTCTTCTGTTATCAATATTAAACAAGGAAGTTAAGACTTACGAGCATTTAAGTCCGCTTCTATTTTATTATGTACTTCGTCTAATTCTCTTGTCGCGCTTCTTACTGTCGACTGTAGTAGGTTAAAGTCTTCTTTAGTTAATTGTTTAGCTAACACGGTAATGTCTGTACTTGTTCTTTCAGTAATTAACTGTCCTTGTTTATTAAACAAAACTTCATAGCCTAATAGTTTTGCTTCTGTCCTTTTTTTTCTAGCCATTAAATTATCTCACAAGTACCTGCACTACAGGCCAATTCTTTAGTGTTCTCAGTATTATCTTCTGTCTCATACTCTGTTATCTTAGACCAATCTACTGTGTCTGTAGTTTTCTTTAACCACTTACGATATTCATTATAAGTTATCTCTTGATAAGGAGCTTGCTTATATGAATGATCTGAGTAAGGTAAGAAAGAGATACCAGATATATCATCAAAGTTTTCTTTTACCCAAGCACCTACGCTCATCCATTCATCTTCTTTAACTGAGATTGTTACGGAAGGTTTATGCTCGCACCATTTATCTTGATAGTCTTTCCAGATATTTAAATGTTCAATAGCTGTAAAGTCCTTTCTAGTATATGCGCCTTTAGGACTCTTCATTGGAAAGTAAAACACATAGGTATGCTCTGGCTTGGTAAGATCGTCTTCGTAATAGACTCCTGCATCTACCATCATTCTAGCTAACGGATCTTTTTTATCTGCTCTAACAGTACGAAGGTAGTATGGGCTATGTCTAGTGTGAATACCAGAAGCACTATCGACCAGTTGGCTAACTGTTCCGCTAGGTTTGACGCACGTTATTGCTGCGGATTGGGGGATACCTAGTTTCTTAGCCCATACTTTATTAACAGATACGGATAAATCTTTCAACTCCTGTAAATCTATCTTGCCGTTTATCATATTAACGTTGTCCATTATACCTGTAAGCGATACTCCAAGCAACGATTCTTCTTCTGTATTTTGTTTCCATTTACTTGTAAGGTATCTAAAGTTTGTAAGTGTAGCCTGAAACGTACCAAGTATAGTAGCTAGTTCTACTTTCTTTTTAAGAGTATCTGCTGTATCGTTTGCTCTAACTACAACTTCAGTAAGATTACAAAATTGTTTATTGCGTAGAATAATTTCACTACAAGGATTACAACCAAAGTCTTTATAGTCTTCTCGTCTACCGTTCTTTGATGCCTGCTTTTCTGCGGCCTGCCTATTAAAGATACCACGTTCACCGCTTTTAGACTCATACAAAGATAACCATTCACGCATAAACGCACCAGTTTCTGCAGCATCTGTATAGGCTACAGAGTTATTAGATAACGCTCTCTGTTGATTGTCTTCCCACCAGGCACCTGACTTGGCATTACGCATACGGTTGTCTGACAGGTTGCTCAAGGAGATTAAAGCACTTCTGCGTACTCCTCCTACGACTACTACTTCTGCAACCTTACACATCAAATCGTGACAGTCTATAGACACAAGCTTACGTTGTCCTTTTGTAATAGCATCACGAAATATATTAATAGTAAAATCAAATAACTCTTCAAGCGGAGCAGGGCCACTAGCACGACCACCAAAGGTTTTAAGTCTAGCACCATAAGGTCTAATGTTGGAAACATCCCACGTAGGAATTTGTCCTGCATACAGTAACGACAGTAGTTCTTTGTAGGACTTCGCCCATCCAATCTTAGAGTCAGCTACCTTTATTACTGTATCTGTATTGAATAGTTCTTCAGGTAGATCAGGAAGTTGATTAACATACTGACGCTCTACACTAAAACCTACGCCTGTACCACACATAAGTATGTATAGTGTTTCATCAAAGGCTCTGACGTTATCGACAGCTACATAACTACAGTTAAACCCTGCAACGTTATCTTGCTCTAATGCTTTACCTGCTGACATCAATGCTCTCATACTGGGCATAACATCTAAGTTAAGCACAGCCTGCTCTAATTCATCACGTACCTTTATAGTAACGTGTGCTGTATCAGGCTCAAGCTTTTGTATGTGTGTTACAAAGAAATTAAAGTAACGATCTACTGTTTCTTCCCACGTTTCTCTGCGTTGATTCTCTTCATTCCATCTAGCATATCTGCTTAGATGTATAAACTGTTGATAGTTTGTTGGTAGTTCGTTAGTTTGTTGTGTCATATTATTGTTCCTAATAATTTGTTATTAATTAATAAAAAAGAAATAGCAGATAATACTAAGAAGATGACAGGCATAAGAGCATCCCATAACTCTACTTCCATTTCTAATCTTCCATCAGTACCTGTTAATACTATTTGTTTTAATATATACGAAAGACAAATAAGACTTTGAGTTAAAGCCAATACTGCCATAATATATCCTGCAGCCATATCTTCAGTATAGATAAAGTAAGTACCTACTAACATTCCAAAAAAAGGAATCATATACAATAAAGTTCCAATCATTTTTTCCACCCTTTTCTTATTTTACCGTTAGGTATATATTGATTCATATACTTATAATTTTTTAGTTCTTCTTGTGATTCTTCTAAAGCATTAAGTAATCTATTTTCATACCATTCAGCTTTACGTAGATCTTCTAGTCCGTTTTTATATCGAAATCTCCAGCGATACTTCATAGAGTTACCACGTAAGTAGCCTATAAATTCTTCTATACTAAGCATAGCTTTAATTGCATCAATACATTCTACTTGTCCTTGATTGTAATGCTCTGGATTATTAACTACGTCTGTCATTGTTTAAACTCCTCTGGTAAAGTTTCTGCTTCCTTTAAATAATCAATAGCGTTTGTTAAAATTTCTGTGTTGTCTTTAAAATGTCCAAGTCCTTTATTACACATAGAACATAATATACCTCTTAATTTATTTGTTGTGTGACAATGATCTATACAAGCTGTATTGTTCTTAAGTTTTTTATTTTTATGAATTGTTATTTTACAAATCTTACATTTATTGTTTTGTTTTTTTAATATAAAATTTTTTTCTTTTAGAGTTATGCCATACTTTACCTTTAAGTAATATTTTTTGTTGTTAGACGACAGTTTTTCTTTATTAGCTTTTCTGTAAGCTTTTGCGTAAGCTATTGCTTTTTCTTTATTAGCTTCTCTGTATGCTTTATTACTAACTGTTACTTTTTCTTTATTAGCTTCATAATAAGCTTTTGCGTAAGCTATTGCTTTTTCTTTATTAGCTTCTCTGTATGCTTTATTACTAGCTTTTACTTTTTCTTTATTAGCTTCATAGTAAGCTTTTCTTTTAGTACTATCATAAGCCATTATTTCCATTCCTTCGGTAAGGTATCTTCAGTATACCATTTAAAATTATTAGACTCTGCCCATTCAGCGTGAGTTCTTTTAGTACCGTTTTTTCTTTTCTTAGCTCCTGGCATAGGAGCATAAGGTTTTTGAAATAAAAATATAAGTTCCATTGTATCAGGTAAAGACTTTCTGATCCAGATGTACTTACTATATTCTGCGTGATCCCAGAACCTACCTTTAGCTTCGATAAGTATTCTATCTTTTACAAAGTCAGGCTCATACTTATG